AGAATATCTGTTCCAGACAAACTTACGTCATTGAAATTGATGACAATCATATCCACACCAGCAGGAATAGATCCAAAAGTAAAAGACGTTCCAGAACCTGTTGACTGTTCAGTTCCTTGAGTAAATCCAGCAGTTAAAGTCTCAAACGCTGGTTGCGCCCCTGCACCAGCACTAGTAAGAACTTGTCCGTCATTACCTGTAGCAATAGCTACTGGATTTCCAGAGGCATCATAAGAGATAATGTTACCATCAGTGCCACTTGCCATCTTCGCCAAGGTAACTGCATCGTCCTGTATTTTGGCAGTCGCTACAGTGTTATCTCCTGGCGTATTAACTATTCCAGTGCTGAACAGTTGTAAACTAGTTACATTGTTAGTACCAGCACCTGCTGCAGTAGTAGTAGTAATTGTAGCACCACTAACGTTGTAGTCCGTTCCTGGAACCTGTGCTACACCGTCTACCCATAGTAACGTACCATTTGTAGTACCATTATTGTCCATTGTAAAGCTGGAAGTACCACCGTTGTATCGTTTAACACCAGGATCAAGGAGGTTAAGTCCTGTAAGATATTGGCTCATAGTTTCATCTCCTTACTATGCATTGGCTAGGCCGTACGCATTTATAGTGCCGCTCTCGATATTTCCGCTGGAAAAATAAAACTGAATTGCATCAACGTCAGCTTGTGACCATCTCATTCCAGCCGTGGTAGTTATCACCGCATAAACAGTTCCATTTGCGTAAGTCAATGTGGAGTTTACCATCGTACATTTAGCAAGATGTGGACTGAGTAACCAAATCCACCCTGACATTCCATCTTCCAAAGATGCAGAACCTACGTTATATGAAGTTCCAGCACTAGATCCTACAAAGTGTATACTGTCGTCGCTGACATCGTTTGTATAGACACCCCAGTTTTCACACATCCATCCGTAATCACTGGCTCCAGAATCATAGCTGCTTCCACCGTTACTACTGGTTCGTAACTCAGGTTTAACATCATCTGTGGCAGGGGTTACGTTTTGAAGCAAAAATCCATAACTATCATAACTTGAGGCATCCATTGCTGTGAAATTATAGGTTGCTGCATTTGAAATATCTGTTGAACTGATAAGAGACATCGCACCAGCGGCAGGAGTATTCCAAGTTCCATCACCCCGTAAGAAATTACCAGAGCCTGGTGTTCCTGTAGCATTGAGCATTCCTACAGCTACTTTTGTTTGTGACATCTATTTAATCTCCTTGTTAGGCATGTGCTATTCCCATATTGTCATACGGCCTGTAGCCACAATGTATACACTTTTTCATTAGGGCTTGGTCGGCCAGCCACTTTCAAAGTCAAATGAAAGTATGCTGGTATTATCAAAAGTCCCAGGCAGATCCCTAAGTGCTTTTCTGTAAGCCACCATATTAGATGCTATATCTTCTTTAGATTCAGCCGCTTTGGTTACAACCCAATCTGTCTCTGCCAGCAAGCGGTTGCGTTTACTTCTTAACGCCCTAAAGGCCCGTTCACTCTTTTTTGATTCCCATGCAGCTTCTTCCAAATCACGAGCATCCTCTTCGGCTTGGGTGAATGGGACTACTTCATTATTCACCATATGATGTCGTGCCATTTTTAATGTACTCCTGTGTAAAATTTAGGTATGGGCAAGGCCCCATACAGTCATGCGGCCCGTGGCCACGTTACCTGAGCTGAAATAGAACTGTATTCTGTCGAGTGTAATAACGGCGAACCTCGTTCCAAATATCAAATATCCAGATGCCTCACCGTCAGTTCCTGGCGCTCTATACTGCATCCCATGCCCCGAAATATTAGGCTTCGTCGTTCCATCCGCAGGTCGGTGTAGATACATTATACAACCGAAACCTTCTCCAGAAGCAGACCCAACTGTCTCAGTCTCAGGGTTTGTGATTTCAATAAAAGAATCTGTTTTATCTTCCTCTTCATCGGTTCGTGTGGTCCCTTCAATGTGCCACGAAGGAACTACCCAGCCATAGTCGCTAGCTCCAGTATCGATGCCACTGGAATCGCCCACCCGTAAATATCCCCTGACAGCATCTGTAGCTGGGACGACATCACTCAGAGCTATGCAGTACGTGTCATACGTAGAATCTAATCCTGTAATCGTAAGATCGGACGACCCAGATGCAACAGAAGTACCAATGAGATTCCATGCTCCTTTATTGTCAGCAGCGAATACTGGTACACTTCCTGCACCTTGAGATTTAAGAAAATGCCCTGAAGTACCTGCTGCAACAGCCGCTGGATCTCCACTTGCATCCCATGTTATCAATTCTCCGTCTGTCCCACCAGCTAATTTTGCAAGAGTAACAGAATTATCTGGAACAGTAACACTCGCCTCTGTTACACCATAAGTTGCTTCTATTTCAGCAGTACCAGTAGGTATGGCAGTATCGAAAGTTAATGTTGTACCACTGACAGAGTACGTTGACCTATGCTGTCCAACGCCATCAAAGAATACTGTTAGATGCTGTTCAGCACCAGGATCAGCAGAGAGAGTTACAGAGGTAGATGATCCTGCTGTAAAACCAACTCCAGCCGCAAAAGTATCTACCGTTGGAGTCTTAGTTTGTCTTAAAGTAGGATCGGTGCCTAATAAGAATCCACCCATTTTCAGCCCCTTTCCTTATGTTTGTTTAAGATAACTTATGGTTGCTTCCAACGATGAAGCGTTCTCTGCGTCCATCTTAATGTAATCTCCTGTCTCCAGTACAAGCTTACCCTGTATTGGGTTAAGTGAATCATTAATTGGAATGTTTACTTGATTACAGAGAATAGCATTTGTACCTCCACCAGTTTGATAAACCGTCACTGTAAGATGGCAAGCTGTTGTAGCATGCATGTTTGCTACTTGGCATCCAATTATTGTGAGAGTTTCTCCACCTCCAGCAGTTAATACTGTTGGATCTGATGTAGATACATCTGCATTAACCATATGTAAGGTATCTGCCATTTTAACCTCCTAATGCTATGGCAAGACCGACACCTGCTTTGGTATCAGCGTATGCTTTAATACTTTGTTGTGATGCAAGATGTGTAGCGGAATCTGAAGACATGTTATCTTCGTCCTTTACAGCAGTTCCTGTTAACGTCCCATTAGCTACAACATTCTGTGAAAAAGTTACCGCTCCTGCTGCAGCAATTGTTATAGAATCTGGATCTGTAGCTGTACCAATTGTACCGCCATCCTTAATAGTTATATCGTCCTTAAAGGCAACTATTCCTGCAGCACTGACAGTCATAGCATCTGCAACAGAATCAACACCAATCGTACCACCATCTTTAATTTTTATATCGTCTTTAAAAGTAACAATTCCTCCAGAACTTATTGCTATAGCATCTGCAACGGATGCAACACCTATTGTACCGCCGTCCTTGATCTTTATGTCATCTTTAAAGGTAACGATACCTGCTGAAGAGATCTGTATAGCGTCTGTGGCACTTGCAGATCCAATATCTCCATCGTCAGGTACAACGACACCTCCAGCACTTAACGTAAGAACTCCAGCACCAGAAAGTTGCATCTTTGAAGCTGGAGCATCTGTACCGCTAACCTTAGTCTTGAAGTCAATAAGAGAAGTACCAGTACCGTCACCTCCACCAGAGGATAACGTTAAATTACCTCCGTTGATATTTGCAGAGCCTGTTGCAGAAGAACCAGCAGCAACTGTCAATCCTCTTCCTGCAGTTGTACCAGAAGTAGACGAAACACCCATTTCCCATGCTGAACCATTTGCAAAGGTTACGCCCCCATCATCAATCTCAAGGATATCTGTACCGTCCACATCAAAACGTATTCTTCCAGCATCTGCATTAGTATCTGCAGTTGCAGTAGATATCTCCAGGTAATCAAGTGTCTGTGCGCCAGAATCGTAAACTGCCTGAATCATTCCTTTTTCAGCGTCTGCACCACCAATCGAAAATGAAGGATTACCGTCATTAACATTTTCCAGTATTTTCAGATCAGAGCCATCATAAGTAAAAGTAGCTTCACCTGCTATTGCGTTAGCACCCGTAACAGTAGTAATTGTATTGTTTGTACTTCCTGTTAGTGCTGTTAATCCAGAAGCACCATCTAGAAGGTTAAGTTCTGTAGCGGAAGCTGTTACAAGTGTTCCACCTAGTTTAAGTCCACCAGCAGTACCATCGTGAGTGCTAATATCTACAGTAATGTCACCGTCTGAAGCTGCTCCAGCAATAGCCATACCTTTTGTAAGAGTTCCATCATTTTCTGCAACATAGAAATCTATTCCTCCCTGCTCACCACCAGCAGTTACGTCAACAATTGTAGACTGTATTCGTCCGTACGTTGTTACAGCATTTCCTGCATCTTCACTTACAAAATCTACATTTCCTATAACGTCACTTGTTGCTGGACTAGTACCATTCTTGTTAAATTTAAGAGTTGCACCATTTCCATCTGCATTTGTACTGAGTAAACTAAGAATAGGTTTGGCTGATGTAGCACTTTCAATACTTATATCGGAGCCAGTTAGTACAAGATCATCATCTCCATCTTCATCGTACTCTATCGTCCAATCAGAACCTGAACCAAAAATAAATTTCTCGTCGTCAACAAGCATGATATCATCAGAGAATTTAAAATAGTCTTCATCTTCCATCCACGTAAGAACACCATCATTATCTGCCCCATCGAAAGTAACAGCAATGTCCGTTCCTGCTGTACCATCACCTATTGTAATGGCAGTACCAAGTAACTTAGTTACATCACCCCCTTCTCCTGTAGTACCATCATGCGAATGCCCCGTATCTGCAGTAAAAGCACTATCAATAGCATCAAACTCAGTAGTAAAGTCTGCTGCTTCTATTACTTCCCCTGTGGCAAAAGGGGTAGGGCTTGTTTTAGCGTATCCTGTTCCCATTACATTCTAGCTCCTGGTGTAAACTCTAACGAAAATCCCTTAAACGTATAAGTAGGATTTGTACTGGTATCTGTAAATTTAAGTGCTACAGCAAATCCCGATCCCTCTACCGATTGCCTAAGTAGAGGAGTATATGTCGCTGCTCCATATTCTGTTGTTCCGTACACTGAAGCAGCAGATCCATAAAAAGCAGCACCAGCAGGATCTGTAAAATCGTACGTAGCTGGATTATTTACTGTCACATCTCCATAGTCATAAATAAGATCCATATCTAGATTTGCAACAGTCCCTGAAGGTTCGTAGTTTGTAATTACACGCTGCATATTTTTACGAATGCCTACATCACCCATATTAAAATCTGCAGTTCTATACGTACAAGTCATATTAGTGCCATCGAAAGT